ACGTTGCGGAACGGCTTGGAATCACGCCAAAGCAGGCACTTATGGTGTATGTATTAAAACATGTAGATGCGCTTACAAACGATGCAAAAACAGGCAAAACGCACAGCGATGAAACCACATATAATAGAGCCATTGATGTGGCTAATTATATGGTGTTGTTAGCTGCCATTGATGCCGAGGAACAAACACATGCCACAAACCAATGGAAGGATTTATCCAGACAAAATAAGGATTAGCCTTTAATGCACACACTGCAAAAAGGCGCGATAGGCGAGCTCGCAGTGTGTAAGGATTTAATATCATCTGGCTACGATATATATAAGCCAGTCGTTGATACGAATCATGTTGATCTGATTGTTGAGCAGGCAAATGGATTGATGAAGAGAGTGCAGATAAAAACTGTCATGAAAGCACAGCGCAGCACTACGATTTCTGTCAATACAAGCAAATACAAAAACTCTAAACGCGTTGATGTGGTTGCGATATACTTTTTACCAAAAGATATTATAGCCTATGTTCCTTATGAAAATACACACGATATTAGCCTGGCGTTGGCTACCGGGAAAAACAATCAAACAAAAGGCAGGAAGTGGTTCTATTCATATGAACGATTTCCAGAGTTTAGCTGATGATGAAAGTAATTAGCTTGGGTATGGGTGTACAATCTACAGCAATGTACATGATGAGCAGTAAAAACATTATAGAACGCGCAGACCATGCAGTGTTTGCTGATCCGGGCGCAGAGTTACCAAGAACATATGAGATACTAGAATTTTTACAAGATTGGGCAAGTCTAAATGATGGCATACCGATACATGTGACAAACGAAAAAAATCTTTTACAAGACATCATGAAAGCACAAAATTCTAGAGGTGTTAGATGGGCATCAATACCAGCATTTACAGAAAGCGGTGGTATGATAATGAGACAATGCACTGGTGAATATAAAATTAATCCAGTAATACAAAAAGTAAGAGAATTACACGGTCTGAAAAGAAAACAAAAAATGCCACAAACTGAGATGTGGTTAGGCATCACAATGGATGAAATCCAGCGCATGAAAGAGAGTCAATTAGCCAGAATAGACTATGTATATCCATTGATTGAACAACGTATGACCAGAGGTGATTGTTTGAAAATATTTGAAAGATTTGAGTTTCCGGTGCCACCTAAATCTAGCTGTGTGTTTTGTCCGTATCACAGCGACAAGAACTGGAAAGAAATCAAAGAAAAACTGCCAGAAGAATGGGAAAAATGTGTTGAAATAGACAATACGATCCGCGATGCAACGAGAAAAGGTTTGCAGGATAAATTGTATTTACATAGATCATTAATACCATTAGAAAGAATAGAGTTTGCGGACCAACAAGAATTATTTATGTGTGAAGAGGGGTTCTGTGGATTATGATATATAATAAGAATAGCAAAGAATATTACGCAGGTGGATTCATATTTGATAATGATCATTATGAAATAGATGACATCTATATTACCAGGTTTGAGTATGAAGATTTAGTTGAGGACCTCAAAAGGATGATGAAAAGAAAAAGGGGTTCTGAGATTTTATTCTGTTGTTTTGTCGATTCACAGGGGCGTGAAACGGATTTGACAGATAAGTTAAAGCGGAGTATCTATGGATAATTACATAGTGTATGGGGGTAAACGGCAGCGCAAGCTAAAAAAACCAAGTGAATATAAAAACTTGGATGCACACCTGGCTGATAAGCTAATATATTTTTGTCCAGAGTGCAGAAACTGTTGGGAAGTCAACAAAAAGAAATGGTCTACAGCGGTTTTATTTTACGAAGATTTTGTCTCGTATGGTAAAAAACGCGAGGTCTGTTTGAGGTGTAAATAATCATGCCAAATAAACAAGCGAAAGAGCGTAAACGTAAGCGCAGGAGATTAAATGCGCTTCTTCAGAGCAATGGTCGTACGAAGAAACAGGTACAGAGAATAAAAAGAAAACGTGAAACTACTTGATCTATTTAGTGGTATAGGTGGTTTTCATCAAGGCTTTACGCAGGCTGGATATACCTTTGATTGGGTAGGCTTTAGCGATATAGATAAATATGCCAGCGCAGTGTATAAATATAATTATAAAGAAAGTGAGGAGCTAGGTGACATTACAACTATTCGACCCGGAAGAGATACCCCAGATAACATTGACATCCTTTGTGCAGGATTTCCGTGCGTTGCATTCAGCGTGGCTGGAAAACGACTTGGGTTTGATGACAGTAGAGGTACTCTCTTTTTTGAAATTGCACGGATTCTCAAATATTATAGAGAGCAACAAAGACCAATTAAATGTCTGGTTCTCGAAAATGTTAAAGGCTTACTTAGTCACGACAGTGGACGCACATTTGCTGTCATCTACAGAATTCTTAGTGACCTTGGGTATACCATTGAGTTCCAATTACTTAATACTCGCTGGTGGCTACCCCAAAATAGAGAACGAATATACATTGTCGGATATATTGGAAACCGAGGTGGACCACAAGTATTTCCTATCGGAGAAGATGGTGTCTTATTTAACAAATCACAAACCGGGACTAAATCACAGTCCGAATTTTGTAAATCAATCACTACGAAAGAAGGCAGTAGAAAAGAAAACAACTTTGTGATTATTGATAAAAAGTTACGGAAGAAAAATAATCAAGGTTACGCAGCAACCTTAACTGGTGGTGGACATAGCGGTGGAAATCATAGTGATATGGATTTGATAAAACTCAAACAAATCGGGACTATAGGAAAGGACAGCGAAGCCACACGAGTGTATGATGTAGATGGTATCTCAAGAACTATTAAGGATGGTGGTGGTATGGGTGCAAAGACTGGGTTGTATGCTGTTCAGCATAATCACACCATGCATGGTGAAATACGCAGACTTACGCCAGTTGAATGCAATCGTTTGCAGGGTTTTAGCGATGATCATAATAAGTATGGTGTCATAGATGGTAAAGTTGTGGAGATGAGTGATACCCAAAGATATAAACAGGTAGGCAACGCAGTGACCGTGGATGTTGTGGAAGCTGTAGCAAGAATTATAAAACAAAAGGAGTTAATATGATAGAATATTATTGGCAGGAGCTTGTGCATCATAGACACGATATTATGATACCAATCTTCATAGTATGCTACATCATCTTTCGATATTTAGATCGGTGGTGGTTTAATGATAAGATAGAGCGATTATATAATTCAATTGCGGATTTATTTGAGGAGATACGAGAATGAGTAAAACAAAATTACATGGTCAGAACTATGTATTGTCAAATGGTAAGCGCGCCGCCAGCGTAACCACCATTATTAATACGCAGTTAGGATGGAATAAAAATACGCTCATCGCCTGGGCGAAGCGAATTACTGCGCAGGGCGAGGACGCAGATGCTGTGATGCGTGAAGCTGGTGACATAGGCACGCTAACGCATATTCTTATTCAAGGATACCTACAAGGTTTTGATGTCGATACTAAGGATTTTACGCCTAACCAAACCACCAAAGCTATGAAAGCATTTATGGGTTTCAGGCAGTGGTATGACAAGGGTAGTTTTAAAGCTATGTTGAGCGAGCTCGCGCTGGTGAATGAAGAGTTCAAGGTAGGCGGTACAGTTGACTGCGTAGGTAAGCATAAAGATAATCTTGTGCTTGTAGACTGGAAGACCTCAAAAGGCGGACCTTACCCGGAAATGATGATTCAATTAGGGGCTTACACTATGATGTACGAAGCTGCGCAGCCGAAAGCCAATGTGAAGTATGGTATCATTATGCGTTTTGGCAAGGAAGACGGTAAGTTTCATAGGCACATTATTGATCGCGATAAATTGGACGCAGGTGCGCAGGTATTTAAACATTTATGTGCGCTGTATAGACTGCGCACCAAACTTTGATTCGACCAGGTGATATATTTGATAGAATAAGTTCTAACGGTAGACGCGCATGGTGTCCAAAGTGCGAAGATGGAATGGATCGCAAACAGGGCACGGTGTCGATCAACAATGATTATGCGTTTTGTCACAAGTGTGGAACTCCTTGGGATTTTTCTGAAAAATATGTCCACAAAGTAAAAGAATACAAGCCTGTTAATACTAAGGAAAAGGTAGTTACGCAGGCGATTGAGAAGAGTGGTTATGACGATGCAAGGAACAATTTTACTACGGATTGGGAAACTACGATTCAGTCTTTGGAATTGCCTTGGACAAAAGCATGCCTTGATTGTGATGTAGGTGTGCGTAACAACGAAGGTAAGCCACAGCTTGTCTTTCAGATTGATGAGAATCATGTAAAATATCATAAAGGAATGCAGTTCGGTGATGCACATTGTAAGGTTTTTGAGACTCCGCAACTATCAATCTCCGACCTAATCATCTGCGAAGGTGAAAAAGATGTCATCACCGCATACTGCAATGGCCTAACCGCAATGACCTTTACTAGTGGCGCAGGTGCGCTGCCTAAAAAATTTACTCTGGATGTTAGATATAAAAGAATATACATTGTGTACGATAACGATGAAAAAGGGCAGGCAGGTGCGCTGAAACTGGCAAAACGGCTGTATGGTGGCGATACTGATCTATTTGTCATAGAGTGGGGAGATAAACCCTCTGGATATGATATAACAGATTGGTTTAATAGTGGGAATACGATGCAAAATCTACTTGCAATGTGCAAACCATTTGGTAAAAACCCAGAGGACCTAGGTGGTATGCGCAGTTACACACCTGCGCAGTTTATGGAGAAGTTTAATGTTATGCCAGAGCCGATCATTGATGATTTGTTTTTTGAGCGTGATTTGTTTGGCATTGCAGGTGGTACCAACGTGGGTAAATCGGTGTTATCGTTTCAGCTCGCAATGTCACTTGCGCTGGGAGTGCCGTTCCTAGCGTTCCGAGTGCCTAGACCCCGGAAGGTGATGCATGTGCAGTTTGAACTAAAGGATGAAAGTTTCAAGATGATGATGCAACGCAATGCGCAGCATGTGCTTGCGCAGTATCCGATCGAAGCGAATCTTTGGAATGAAAACATGACGCTGTTGAGTACTGGCCAGAATGAAGTGTTCCAGGATAAGTGGGAAAGTATTGATAGCAATCTTACGTTTCAAAAACACGATGTATTGATTGTTGATAATCTGTATACAAGTACTGCGATGGATACTAGTAAAAATACTGATGTGATGAACTTGTTGCGGACCATAGTTGATATAAAGAATAAACATAAGGTGGCCATCGTTATTGTATCTCATCACAAAAAGATGGGTGAACAAACGCCATTGGATGTGAGTCATATGCTTGGTGGCTCTGCGTATTCCAATCACCTTGATGCGATATTACAGCTTGCTACTGCGAAGCGTACGAATGATTTGAAGGTAATGAAGATAACGAAGTTGCGCTGCCAGAACGATTTGCATAATGTGCCGTGTGGTATCAAGTTGCATAATGATATGGATCATGGTTTGTATTTTGAGTACTTGAAGAAGCTACCTAAGAATGAGATGTTCTGGTATACCGATCCGAGCGAGTCTACTGAAGAAAAGATACTGCGAGCGATTATGACAGAAGGGCACAACTTTAGCCGGGAATCATTTGCGCAGGCTTTGGGTGATGTGATTGGAGTTAGTAGTAATAATGCGGTGTCGCGCTGGTTGGATAAGCTGATTAATCTAGGGTTGATTTCTAAGATTGGTCATGGTCAATATCGTAAGTGTGAAACCGAATTGGATGGATTACTAGATTAAGTGGGGGTGAGAATATGGAGAATATGGAGAATATGGAGAATTTAAATTCTCGTCAACACTTGAAAAGAGAAAATCGAAATGAGCGGTTTATAGAGGAGAGAGAGAGTCAAATTCTCCATATTCTCCATATTCTCGTTTCTAGCACCTCTTATGCTTTTTGCCGATAAATGTCCTCTTTCTAGTAAACCCGGAAAGCACTGCGAATTTGCGCAGGAATCTACCGATGGAGTGCGCTGTGCGCTGGTTGTTGAATGGTACGAAGATACCAGGGTTTGTAACCTGGAACGCTGTTGGATCGGAATGCAAAGTCGTGCCAAGTTGGCATGGAGAAACCGAATGCTGCGAAAAAAAAACCCTGCGCATAATATATAAAAACCCTGTGGCAATAATATAATAACAGTATAAATGACCATATTTCGATGCAAAAATCACTCAAAATACAATCAAAAATTGTTTCAATATTTCAAAATTAATTATACATAAATAAATATTATCAGTCATTCAAAAAATTAGTATAATTATGTTACAGTTTAAAATCTTGTTAAATGGCGAAAAAAACGCGTTTTTTGAAGCTGTGATTCTGTCACGTTTGCGAGCTCGCAACTAATCAACCAAGCTAACAAACCGCTAAAAATATATTGATTTAATTTAGGACCGTACAAAAAACATTTATAAAAATGCTTCTTATTTGACCAGGTTAGGCCGTAAAAATAAAAAAGCGGTGAGTAATACCGCTTGTTAAAATCTATGATTTAAGGCAAAAAAAAAGCGGTAATTAAACCGCTTTTTTTTCTGCTGCAGGGTTTTTATTTACATATTATTTAATTCATCAAATAAGAAATAAAATATTAGCATGCTTACTAAGTAGAAAAACAATTCAAGCATATTACGCCTCCGCTTCTGGTTTATGGTTTTGATTGTGAAAGTTTTCAAGCGCGTTTTCTATGGTTTCTAATGCTACTTCGCAATTTGGTGCTAATCTATAAACCATATTAAAAACGGCGTATAATACACCGTTTACGATCGCTAAAATATCAAAATCAATAAACCTATCTAATGTCTTAAGCATTTTTTCCGTAGTATTGATTATAATATTATATTCTTTTTCTATTTGCTTTACTGGTTTATCAGTCATTTTTCAACCTCTCTTTTATTATTAATAGTTTCCATAAATACCGCGTTTTAACGCGGTATTTCATGCGATAACTAATCGCAATCATCAGTATGGAGTTAATACCTTACTAACGGCACCAATGTCACTTTATTGCGATAACTTTCTAATTCATCGTAAAAAACTTGATAATGAATCTTACCAAACGCGTTTCCTTCTTCATCAATTGAAAGTTCAATTTCATCATAAGATTTGAACATCTTTAGAAAATAGGTTAGTTCTTCAATGGTTTCAATATGTCCGCGTTCGTCGACTCTCTTAATTACTCTCTCCATTTTCTCATTTTCTAATTTTTGCAATTTATGCATTAACTCACTTTCAATCTTATATTTTAGTCTCCTCTCTCTATCTTGTTGTTTTTCTTGCGGTGTTTTTGCGCACGGTGTATTTATCATTTTTTTACCTAACGCTGTTAGTTTTACGTAGCCTTGTTTAGTTGTGTACAATCGACCGCGTTGTTTTAATTGACTTAAAATAGTGTGATAATAACCGCTTTGGTAGTCACGTCCATTCATGTTACAAATAAAAGTAACTAGGGCTTTATTAGTTAATTTTGGCGTATTCAAAATATGTTCGAAAATACGTGTCATTTTGCTCTTTGTTTTTTTCATTGTTTATTGTCCTTTTTTATTTATTAATCACAAAAGTTGCATAATGTTTTTTCATTGTAACTAAAACGCTTTTCATCTTTTGAGGAAAATCCGCACTTATCACAAACGATAAAATCATTAGTTTGCGTTTTTGTTTTATCATTTTTTGTTTTTTTCATTATCTACCTTTTTTTTTATTTAGTGATATTTATAAGATATGTTTTTTGTGTCATGATCCCAACACAAACGGCACGCACCGCACTCATTATTGTTTTTATAACTTTCACATTCCACGCCGTGAAATGTTTTGTTTTTATGTATTGTTGAAGTGTTTAATTGTGTCTTTGGTGGTTTTTGGTCTATCATATGCGCACTAAAGCGAATGACTAAATTAGTTGGTATTATACCGCCTTGCTTCATATAGTCATTTACAATTTTATACTCTCTCGTTGGTAACCAATGTTTTACATTAGATGTGAGGTTACACACTTCAACTATCTTTTTTAAATGGTCAATGCTTTGTAAATCTCCGCTATCATGCCATCTAAAATAGTTTTTGTCTTTGGTGTTACCTTGGTTATTAATTAAGTATGCTAATGCTTCTGCCCATAATGGATGTTTTATTTTATCAGTTTTTTTAGCTTGTTGCATTTTCAAAGGTAATTTATACCTAGCATAATTGCCCTTCAAAGCATAGCACCCATAACAAACGCTATTTTTTATGTTAACTAGTTTTGAACCTGTTATACAATCTAATGCGCTCAAATTGAATGAGAAACACGGCATTTTAGACGTGCATGATAGTACACTACCTAAAATTGTTTTGGCTATTTTTTTAGTCATATTCCCTCTCTCTTATTTAGTTAATTGCACTCTCTCACGGTGCTCTGAAAATTACCTCGCATATATATATGTGTCAACACTTACCGCAATAAAAAATTTGAGTTAAACCAAACGTAAAAAGAAAACAAGCGGACAATGACACAATGACACAACCGCGCTAAAATATGCAATTAAAATAATTTGTGTTGATATTGTTGAAGTTACAGGTTTTTGCGTTATACATAATAGTTGTTATGCGAACTTTTTATATTTTTTGTTGGGTGCACCAAGGCAACTACCGGCCAGCGCCACTTACCGCGTCATAAAATTTTTGTCTTCTTTTTTGTCAACACTTCTGTTGTAATTTCTAGTAATGGAAGAAGTCTGGTCGAATCTAACTGATGAAAACACTGATAAATGGCTACATGCGATCGACCGCGCCGATCGCTACCACCGCATGATGTTGATTTTCCGCAGTGGCATGATCGAACCAGAACTGCGCTACCTACAGCTCGCTGCGCACACGTTCTATGATCTTATGTCACCGCAGGAACTGCGCGTGTTCAAACAGCGCACACTAGGCCACACCTTTGTTGACATCGCAAAAGAAATGCAAATCACAGAGTCCAGCGTAAAAGAATATTGGCGCAGAAGCCTAAAGAAAATCAAAACTGTCATCGATAATGGTAATAATTATGAAGAAAAAGAAACGCAAAGTTGACGCAGAGAAAGTACGCATGCTTGCATCGTTCGGTTGCAAGTACATTGAAATCGCAAAGTACTTTGAGGTAGATGAATCGCTTATTCGCAGAGATTATAAAGTTCAATACCAGGCTGGCCGTGAAGAGATGAAATTCAAACTGCGCAGGGCAATGTGGGTATCTGCGCTGGAAAATAATGCCATCGCAATGCAAATATTCCTAGCTAAGAATATTTTAAATATGAGCGACAAGACAGCCGTAGATATGACAGGTAATTTACAAACAGTATTAAAAGAGTGCGGATTCGAGGACAATCCTATTGATAAAGCAAATAATGAACAAGCAAAAGCTCTGGAGAATCTTGGGGTACCACCCGACTCCACAGCAATTGGCAGTTCATAACAGCACAGCGCGTTGGCGCGTTTGTCTAATGGGCAGACGCAGTGGCAAATCCTACATGGCAGCGCACGAGATTATGCCTTGGTTATTGACACCTAACACTCGTGGATGGATTGTAGGTCCTAACTATTCACTAGCGAATAAGATAGCTCGCGAAGTAAAAAGAATTGTAATAACAGAACTGCGCTTACCGCTAGACAGTAAGAAAGAAATCTCTGGAGATTTGTACTATATGAAGCTCGCAGGTTTAAATAGTGAGATTGTAGTGAAATCAGCGGATGCGACAGATTCATTGATTGGGGAAGGAATTGACTATTTAATAGTTGATGAAGCTGCGTTGATACCACAGAATGTATATGAAATGTACCTGCGCCCTACGCTGTCAGACCGGGAAGGGTGGGCGTTATTTATTAGTACACCTCGCGGTTTCAATTATTTACACAAGTTATATAAAGACTTTGGACAGAATCCAGAGTTTCCAGACTGGGAGTCGTGGAGATTTCCATCAACGCTGTCACCTTATTTCAAAGATGATATTGAAGAGCTCAAGCGCACCCTAACCAAGGAAACCTATCGCCAGGAGTTTTTATGTGAGTTTCAGAGTTACCAAGGACGCGTATACCCGGTCAACCGAGAATTGCAAATACGCGATGATATTCAATACGATCCGTCAAAGCCTGTGTACGCTGGAATTGATTTTGGCTACAGACATGCGCACTGCTCAATTGTCCAGCTGCATAATCAGAAAAAAAACTTTGCAGATGTGCATCAAATCGATGAAATCAGTGTCCGCAACACGCGCACAGAGGAGTTTGCCAGAAAGATTAAGGCATTAGGCTATGAGTTTACTGGTATCTGGGGTGATCCAGCAGGTAGTGGCACTAACTTGCAATCTGGAATATCTGATATACAGGTGTTTGCTAACCTGGGCCTGCGCGTCAACATCAAGCGCGATGCAGTCACACGCAACGTAGTATCTGGAGTTTCGCATGTGCGCAGGTGGTTTGAAGACGCAAATGGTGAGCCACATTTTTTTATACATCCAAAGTGTAAAAATAGTATCGAATCGTATGAAAACTATCATTACCCAGAGCAACGCGAAGATCAAGCTCTGCGCCACGAACCAAAGAAAGATGGTAAGTTTGATCATGCGTGCGATGCGATTAGATTTTTACTTACAAATTTGTTTCCAATGAAAAACCGACACGCTGGTGTCATCGATTTCTTTTAAAGGTAGATATGCTTACAATTCAAGATCAGTCAGAAGGCGCGATATTAGGCGCACTAAAAGAACAGTTAACATATGTTGAGGATGAGCGTACTCGCGAACGAGATTACTTGATGGACTTTTATGAGGGCATCAATCTCGAACATTATGTGAGTGATTATTTCGGACCAGAAACCCTGCGCCAGACCGTCATCCCAGAAAACAATCTTACACGGCGCGTGTGTAGCCTGCGCTCAATGACCTACAAACGACCACCGCGCATGCGCTCAAGTGAAGCGTATGCCAGCTTAATTGACAAGCATGGACTCAATGCCCAGCGCAGGATACTGGAACGCTTAACCTTTTTGCTGGGTAGCATGGCTTTTCGTAGTAAATGGAACGATGTGCTGCAAAAGGTCGAATATGAGATACTGCCACATTTTACGCCATTGTTCTTAGCTGGTGATAGCAGAGATAAACCAATTGGTGTGATGTATCCAATTGAGAATCCCGGTAACGCAGCCACCTCAGAGGTAATGTACAGCGTATGGACAGAAGAGCGTTACGGTGTGCCTGGAAGACATTTCTTAGTGGATATGGAAGGCAGGGTGATGAGTGTCAACGATACAGATTCTAATCCGTACGGTTTATTGCCAGTAACCTTTTGCCATCGCTATCCACCAATCAGAGATTATCATGTTGGCAACGCAATGGATGTGGCAAAAACCGATCTCTCTGTAAATGTTGCGCTGTTGGAAGTAAATCTAGCCATTCGATATGGCTGTCTTGGGATTAAATTTATTAGTGGTGTCGATGATCCATCGCGTATCTCTATTGGTACAGATAAAATTTTGTACCTGCCAGAGCAGGCGAATTTTGGCGTAACCTCAACTGGTGGTAACCTAAATCAGATTATCGATTCAACACGATTCTTAGTAGAAACAACACTGAATAACAATCACATCCGAGCTAAATACGCTAGAGATGATTCTGGCAACGCACCTAGTGCTGCGAGCTTGTCAATTATTGAAATGGAAAATATGGACGAGCGCAGCGCAATGACTGAAGACACATGGAGACCATGGGAACAGCGCAGGTATCAAGTCGATAAAAGAATCATTGAAGTAGAAGCAGGTCAAAATGTAGGTGAGGATTATAGTGTTGATTTCTTAGAACCAAACTATGCATTAACGCCAGAAGCGGAGATTATGCTATGGAGTTGGAGATTCGACCGTAAATTATCTACACCGATGGATTGGTTTGATTACCATAACCCGGATGCTGGCCCAGAAGATAAAGCGCGGTTTATGGAGCAGCAAGCTGAAGTCGAAGAACCTGCGCCACAAAACAGATTACTAAATATTTTAAATGCCAACAATAGACCAAGCAGTTAACAGTTATGAATCGAGTGTCGATGATGCAATCAATGGATTTCAGCAAGATGTGGAAGAACTTGAAGAAGAGGGCCTATCTACAGTGGAAATATTGGGCATTGTCGCTGCGGTGGATTTTGCGTCCTATTTTGTTGAAGAGCTACGCTTCTCTACCGGGATCAACGCCTTTATGGCTACTACGGAAGATATTCTTGTGGATTTGCCACTTTTTGGAAATCCATCCGAAGTACAACTTGTGGCTCTACAAAATCTACAACGCCAAGGAATCGAAGGCGTGACACGGCAGGTAAGCAACGCAATGCAAAATGCGATGGTATCTGGTTTGTCTAGTGGCCTGCGCGGTGAGCAGTTAAAGGATGCGATGCGTTCTGCGGTCCGCACAAATGTTCCACGAGTAGAAAATATGGTTGGTACAATGCTTGGTGACTATAGACGCGCAGTGATTGGTGCAATGGCGGTTGATTTGCCAGCAAATACTCAGTATGAGTACATTGGCCCGGATGATGAAAAGACGCGTCCAGTATGCAGAACGTATTTATCGAGTGATCCACTCACGCTAAGTGAAATAAGAAGAGTAAAGTCTGATGGTTTTGAGCATGGTGGTGGTGTTAATTGCAGACATTATTGGAGTCCTATCGATGTTTAAGTTGCAAGATATACTAAAATTCAATGAATCTGATGTTAAAAGGATGGCACAAAATACTGTTGATAGGCATAAAAGACAGATTCTTAGTGGTAAAGATTCTAATAATCAGCCATTTAAAAAATATTCTAAACGATATGCGAAACGTAAAGGTGTAAGCATAGGAAATGTTAATTTAAAATTTACAGGAGATATGTTAAATGCATTTCAAGTACAGCGCACAAAAGTAAAAAAGAATCAAGAAATACAATTTTTATATGGAATAAAGAAAAATAAGCACGGAACTAAACTGTTTAATCATAATGAAGGTATAGGAAGAATGCCACAGCGTTCCGTTGCACAAAATCAAGAATTAGGCGATAAAGTGGAAGAAGGTATCGTCAAAGACTTTGCTAATGTTATTAGCAAGAACCTATCACGCATGCGCAAGAGACGCGTTAGAATAAACATATAGGAGGACAGAATGTCCGAAGAACAAACACAAGTTGCACAGTCCGTGCCTGAACCTACGGTTGATCCTGTAGGACCAGAACAAACCCAAGAACAGGACCAACAAAAACTCGAAGTTGGTAATCTGATAGCCGATGCTAAGAAATATAGAGCCAGAGCGCAAAAAAGCGAGATGGAACTATCTAAGCTACGCAAAGAAATCGAGGATACACGCATTTCACAAATGGAAGAACAAGAGCAATGGAAGTCTCTTGCCGAGGAGAGAGCATCAAAGCTCGAACAACTCGAACCCATTGTCAAAGCTGCGCAGGAGCAGGAACAATCCTTACGTAGTGAACTTCTTAGTGAATTGCCAGAAGATGAGCGCGATGTGTTTGGTGACTTACCGATCCAATCACTGCGTGCCATAGTGAAAAAGTTCAGAAATCAACGCGTAAATGTTTCTAACGCACCATCTGCGCCTGTGAACGATAAGCAAATAGATTTGAGAAAAATCAAAGATGCAGACAGGCGATTGAACTGGAGCAACATTTTAGAATCATATAAACGCAAAGGAAGCTAAAAAGGAATAGAAAATGGCTGATGGTAACGTAACAACCACCACGGCGGCTAAGTTCATCCCTGAGTTATGGCGTGACGCAATATTAGACTACGCAGAGCGTAAGTTTGAATTGCGTAACCAGGTGATGGACTTTTCATCCGAACTACCTAGCGGAGATGTTCTACACATACCAAAGGTATCTGAGGAGACTGCCGCCGCAAAATCCGCAGGAAGTGCGGTAACATACACAAACAACACTGATGGTGAGGTCACCATTACTGTTGATCAACATCATTACGAAGCAAAGCGTATTGAAGATATTGTCAGAGTTCAAGAGTCTGCAAACCTTTTTGGTGCATATGCTCAATCTATGGGTTATGCGCTTGCTAAGAAGGTTGAAAACTACTTGGCGGTAGATGTTCTTCAGTCTGCGACTGGAAATGATGTTAGTTTGTCTAGTGACAACACAATAACATCTGCGCTACTGCGTAGTGGTTTGCAGAAGCTCTTAGATGCTGGTCATGATTATGCTGATGGTGAAACATATTTATATGCTTCCCCGGCTGCGTACATGGGACTGTTAGGATTGCAGGATTTCTTTGATTCATCTCGTAGAGGTGATGAGCAGAACCCTAACGTCTCTGGTGCTGTAGGTATGATCTACGGTATGCCAACATTTATCTCAACAGATTGGGATGATGATGGTGGGTCTGGTGATGAGACTGCAACTGTGTTTAAAAAAGAAGCTGTTTACATGGCAATGCAGATTGCACCTAGAGTGCAGTCAGCATACGACATTGACCACTTAGCTACATCAGTGGTAGCCGACATTTTGTTTGGCGCATCTTTGTCGCATGGTGCTTCTAGCACATCACTTGGAGTTGTAAACTTCAATAATCCGTAAACCTGGGTTAATAATAAAAGTGGGGTGTTTATCACCCCACTTTTTAAAAGGAAACAAAATGATATACTTTAAAAGAAAAGATGGATCGGTTTTTGGTAAAATGGATTCTATAAGTAAAGAACAGATTGATGCTTACTTAAAAGATGGTTGTAAGCCTTGTAACGAAAAAGGCGAGCTCAAAAAACCAAAAAGAAAAATGAGTTTAAAAAAGAAAAAATGAAGACTAATGATTTTCTGTGTAATCGATGCAAGTACAAGTGGGAACAAGTATGGTCCCTGGGTGATACAATAACTTGCCCAAAATGCAAGTCAAAGAAAGTGCGAAAGTTATTCGCAAGTCCTATCATCCATAATAAAGGAATTACAGATGCCAGTTTAAGAAGCCAAGGTATCATAGATTAAATAACCAAAATGCCCATGAGATTTAGTCACGCTCGGTAAGGCATTTAGAAAGGAGAAACAAGATGGCTGATCTTTCCAAACATTCAGTGGTTGAATCGCTGAATATCAGCAGTTCTGCAAATCATTCAGTACAATCAGCGCAAAGCGTAACCACAAGTACTGAATATAATTTAAATGTGAGCTCGGTACATAGTATCATTTTGCAGCCTAACGGCGATGTATATTATGGATTTAGCTCGTCAGCGAGCGACATGATAAGCACATCAAACAGTTTATATTTATCTGGTGGAGACACAATATACGAGCTCAATGTACCGCATGGAGTTGGTTCACCTGTGTATTTACATTTACTTGGTAAAGGTGCGACGGCCACAGTGCGCATCGTATTAGCATAGGAGTGTCCAATGGCTTCATTTAAAAATTTAATCAGCACAACATCTGCGCAAATCTCATCCGGGGGAACCATCACAGGTGACCTGGTGGTAGATGGTGATTTACAAATTAATGGTGGTGGTAGTCTTTCATTTGACGAAATTGTAGAAGGTACACAAGTCATTGACATAACCAGCACAGAGGCATTTTTGGTTCGCAAAAATGGGGATGGGGGTGATTTATTTACATTAGATACGACTAACTCCAGAATGCTATTTGCTGGTGAGATGCGACTAAATGACAAAGATGGTGATGGAACATTTGGTGGTCGCATACGATACGACAACTCAGATAACGAACTAAGAATTGAAGCAAATGAAGTGTCTGGTGATGATGTGGTGATTAAGGGTAATGATGCTATAAAGTTTGAAGATTCTGGCGGCACAAAAATGACTCTTGATGGTGGTAACTTAGGAATAGGTAAAGCTCCAGACACTTTATTGCATTTATATTCTACATCTGCAAGTAAACCAATTTTAAAAATAGAGAATGAGCAAGGTGGCGGTAATCCTGTATCCATTCAAATGCTTAGAAATACAAGCTCACCGGCAGATGATGATTTTATTGGTCAAATAGATTTTAGAAGTATGAACGATGCTGGTACGCCAGAAGAAATATTATATGCCTACATATCTTCGCAATCAACAGATATTACAGATGGTACAGAAGATGGGGAAATAAACTTTTTCACAATGAAGGCTGGTACATTAACTAATACAATGACAATGCAGTCAGGAAATGTAGGTATAGGGGAAGATGACCCTTTAAGTGTTCTTGTGGTAAGAGGGGCAAACTCAGTCAATCCGGGCAACGGAAGTGGTGGAAATCATACATTACAACTAATAGATACAACTTCTATTGCTCAAGGAGTTGGTGGTGGGATAGCGTTTGGTGGAAACTTTGTAGGATCAACAGAAACTTTATTTGCAGAAATTAGAGGCATTAAAGAAAATGCAACTTCACATGATTTTGATGGTGCTTTAACCTTTTCAACAAGGCTTGAAGATGCAAGTATTGCTGAAAGAATGAGACTTACATCTACAGGTCAATTAGGCATAGGAACTGGTGCAAATATAGATGAGCTTCTCCATGTACAAGCATCTAGTGGTAATGTTTATGCAAAAGTTGAAACAGAAGCATCAAACTCTTCCGCTGGTTTAAGGCTACTTGGGGGCAACAATGATGAGTCACGAATACACTTTGGTGACTCTGATGATGTAGATATAGGAAAAATTGTTTATATACATGGCTCTACTAATGCAATGGCATTTACTACAAATACTACTGAAAAAATGAGAATCGAATCTGGTGGAGATATATTAATCAAGACCGCAGATGCTAAAATAAAAGCAGACTCAACAAATACATTAAATATACAAGCACATCATTTAAAGATTCTTGGTTCTGGAGGTGAAGAAAGATTTCACTTTCAAAGTGAAGGAAATTCAAACCCTAGTGAATTTTCTATGAAGGGCGATACCGAGAATACCATGATTAAATTGAATACTAATGGTGATTCTTTTATTCATGGAAAAAGTAACTCGGCAGTAGGTTTTAACATAACTGCTTTTTCAACTAATGAAGGTAAAATACCAAGATTACGATTAAGGCACTCAAATAGTAATACAGTAGGAACTGACGCAGCTGTTGATGATGGCGATGATTTGGGAGAAATAGCTTTTCAAGGTTACGATGGAAGTTCTGAATATAACACAGGTGCTAGTATATTAGCAGAGGCTGGAGCAACCTTTAGTACCTCTGAAGCACGAACTGAATTAATATTTAAAGTTGCAAGTGGTAGTCAAAATCCAGCAGAGAAACTTAGGCTTAGTCATGATGGTATATTATTTGTTGGAGGATTTGGTGGATTAGCGACTCCAGAGTTAGCAATAAAATCTAATACAACTGGTAATGGACTAGTTAATGTTGTCAGCTTTCGAGATTCTAATAATGCACAACAGGGTTACTTAGGATATGGCTCATCAAGTCATGGCAATATTAATCTTTATAATGCTTTAGGTGGTCTAAATTTTTACGCTGGTTCTGCTAATATTAGATTTGCACTTGACGATAACTCAAGAATCTCACTATCTAATAATGATGCAAGTGGAGCAGAAGGCACAACTTTATTTGGTAAATCTGCTGGTTTAAATATAGCCTCTGGTGCATTAGACAACACTTTTATTGGACATGAAGTAGCCGCAGCTGGAACTATGACAAGTGCTGCAGATTCAAATACAGGTGTAGGATTTAAAGCATTATCTCCTTTAACAACTGGAACTGCCAACACGATGATAGGCTATAGGAGTGGTTTTAATATAAATACTGGCAGTCAAAACACCGCCCTGGGAAATGATACTTTAAAAAATTGCAATGATGGTACGCATAATGTAGCTGTAGGAAATGCGGCAAACTTTGCAAATGCTGGAGATTACAACGTAGCAGTTGGTTCACAATCTTTGGTCAACAATACCTCTTCTAATAATACTGCCGTAGGCTATCAAGCTGGAAATGCAATTACAAGCGGAGATGAAAACGTAGCAGTGGGATACCAAGCATTGAAAGGTGGAGATGATAGTCAGAATAATGTTGCCATTGGTTCTTTGGCGATGGGTATTGGTAATCCAGCTAATAATAATGTAGCAATCGGAGCATCTGCCTTAGAAGATACAACAGGAGCATCAAATGTTGCTATAGGCTTTAGAGCTGGAAGAGATGTTCTTGGGGTAAATGATAATGTATTAATAGGACACAATGCTGGTTTATCTATGACAGATACCGCTGATACAGTTTTAATTGGTAGAGATGCTGGAAAAACTATTAATCATGCTGATGCAAATGGTACTGTATGTGTTGGTAAAAATGCAGGTGAGCTAATTACAGAAGGACAATTTTCTACTCTTATAGGTTTTAATTCTGGAATGGCTATTACAACTGCTGATGGAAGCACTTCGCTTGGATATGAAACACTAAAAGCATTAACCACTGGTGTTGATAATGTAGCTATTGGAGAACGTGCATTGGATGAAATAACAACAGGTTGCTGCAACATCGCCATAGGAACAAATGCACTTGGAAACTGTGATGGTGCTGAGAATGAAAATATTGCTATTGGTAATAATGCTGGTTTAAACCTAGATAATGGCAGTAATAATACAATAGTTGGAGCTAATGCAAATGCTTCTATCGGTAATGCCAATGGTCAAATAGTATTAGGTAAAGATGTGACAGGGTCTGGCAATAACACTGCTACTTTAGGAATATCTACTGACAAAGTATCTATTGATTTAGATGGAAGCGATACAAGTTGGGCGGCATCATCAGATGAGCGATTAAAAGAAAACATCCAAGCCTCTACTGCTGGGTTGTCATTTATAAATGAACTTAGACCAGTAACCTTTAATTGGAAGAAAGCAAAAGATGTTGATAAGAGTATGAGTCAGTATCAAGACTCAGAAGAACCAGCATTAGGTGCAGAGGGAAGCTATGGCAAAACAATGCATGGTTTTATAGCTCAAGAAGTAAAATCTGCTATTGATAAACATAGTGATTTAAAAGAAGGTTTTT